TTCGGCTTCTCTGACTTCAGAGGTATCTTTGGTTCACCAGGTGCATAATAAGTAATTTTATAAATACTTTTAAAAGGGGCCTTATGGCCCCTTTTTTTATGGGAAAATACATTGACTTTATGGGAAATTAATGTACAAAATAAAAGCGGATAATATTGACAAGGAGATATATTATGGCCGCAGTATCACAGTCTTTAATCGCTGAGAAAATTAAACTCGAATCTCAGTGGAATTCTCAGTATATTAATTCTGGTAAGGAAACTCTTGAGATGAAATCTATTGAAGAGAGAATCAAAAGAATCTTAGCAAAATTAAGGTGGAGACATCAAGACTATGAGAGTCATTTATTTTTTAAATAGACTTGCTCTCTAAATAAAAAGGTTTATATTTAACCTTCTAGGAAAAACAACATCATACAGACTGACCTAGCAGACGCACGTAGAGACTGTATGTATTTTTACTACGGAGGTAAAATATGGGAACAACCACATTTCAAGGTCCAGTTGTATCTAAAAAAGGTTTTTTTAATACAGGACCCGGTAACGTTATAACAGTAAATTCAAGTGACAGCTTGACAGTTGCAGATCACGCAGGAAGAATTGTTTACAATTCTGCTGCAGGTGCAGTGACTTATACATTACCAGCAACAAACGCAAATTCTGATTCTGCAGTAGCAGGACCAGGACCAGACTTAAACAATCTAAGCAACGTCGGAGCTTCTATCGAAATTTTTGCAGATATTACAAAGACAGGTGACTTAGTTGTGCAAGTTGCAAATGCAACAGACGTAATGGTTGGAAGTGCATTATTTATTGATGACTCATCCGACAACGCCGTTGGTTTTGAAACAGCCGCAACATCAGACACTATTACTTTAAATGGTAGTACAACTGGTGGTGTGACTTATGCAAAGATTGTTTGTACAGTCCTTGCTTCAGGTAAATGGAAAGTATCTGTTGATTCCGGATGTACTGGAACACCAGCAACACCATTTAGCGCAGCAGTAAGCTAATATTAATTAACTCGAGGTGGGGTGTAATGACCCCACCTTTGAAAAGGAGATAAAATGGCCGATACAGTAACAACAAGAACTCTTTTTGACGGAGATAAAAAACTTATAACAAGTTATGTCAATGTTTCAGACGGATCAGGAGGAACAACAAAGATAGTCGATGTTTCTGCACTGAATACAAATGCAAAAGGGCAGACCTGCACTACAGTAACTTTAAACAAAATTTGGTTTAATGTTTCAGCAGCTGCTACAGCACCAATTCAAATTCAATGGGATCTTTCTTCAGGTACTCAAACACCTTTACTAGCACTAAATGAAACTGATAATTATGATTTTAGTTCTTTAGGTGGTATAGGTAACCCTAAAGAAAGTAACTATACAGGTGATATTGATGTGGTGGCTCCTGCTGCAGCAACTTCAGGGGAAACTTCTACTTTAATTTGTGAGTGGATTAAAAACTACTAGGGGTTCAAATGGCTACATCTGGTACTACATCATTTGACCTTGATATAGATGAGGTTATTCAAGAAGCATACGAACGTTGTGGTGTTACAGCGAGAACTGGTTATGGTTTAAAAAGCGCTCGACGTTCTTTAAATATTCTTTTTTCTGAATGGGGTAATAGGGGCCTACATTTATGGAAAGTAGCCTTGGCTTCTGTACCTCTAGTAGAAGGTCAAGCAGAATATAACTATGCTAGTGATAATACTAATTTTCCAAACGACATTAATGAAGTATTAGAAGCGTATGTTAGAAATAATTCAACAACCACTGCACCTGTAGATACACCTATTTCAAAAATAGATAGGTCTACTTATTCTGCAATAGCAAACAAATTATCTAAAGGAACACCTAGTCAATATTATGTGGATAGGACAACAACACCTAGTATTTTTCTTTATCAAACACCAAGTAGCACTTTTTCTGGATCTAGTTATTTATTGAAATTTTACTATTTAAAAAGAATTCAAGATGCGGGAGCATACACGAATCAAGGTGATATTGTGTATCGATTTATTCCCTGTATGTGTGCGGGACTAGCTTATTATTTAAGTTTAAAAATAGCTCCAGAGAGAACACAAAATTTAAAATTATTATATGAGGATGAGTTACAAAGAGCTCTAGTAGAGGACAGTTCTTCTACTAGCACTTATTTGACTCCAAAGATATATTTTCCAACACAATGAGTTTTGCAAAAGGTAAATATGCAAAAGCAATATCTGATAGAAGTGGTATGGCTTTTCCTTATAATGAAATGGTTAAAGAATGGAACGGTGCTTTGGTTCATATTTCGGAATATGAAGCAAAACAACCACAATTAGAATTAAAAGTTGAAGTAGCAGATCCAGAGGCTCTACTAAATTCTAGAACAGATAGAACAGAGCCAAGTGTTCCTGTTGTTTTACCATTTAATCCTTTTACTACTGTTGCTTCAAGTCAAGCTTTCGTAAATGTTTTTTCTCCAGGTCATGGTAGATCAACAGGAGATACTGTAAGATTTAGAGGACCAACAACAACAGGAAATGGTTCTGGTAATACACAATATGCTTCTATTCCTAGTTTCGATGGTATTACAGATATTAATTCTAGTTCAGGATTCACAATAACAGTAGGTCAAAAAAATTCATCAGGAGGTGTTGTAACAGATACAACATCTGACTATTATCATTTTTCAAGTAGTGATACAGCAACATCAGGTTCTGTTTCTAGTGGCAACGATGGTTGCTCTGCAGGTCCTGTTACATTGGAGGCATAATGGCAAAAACATTAAGTGATTTAAGAACAGATATTAGAAACTACACAGAGGTAGATAGTAATGTTTTATCTGATACTGTTTTATCAACAATTATATCTAACGCAGAAGCTAGAATATTTAGAACAGTAGATTCCGATGACACAAAATTTTATGCAACATCAGAAACTACAACAGGTAACAGATATATAACAGTTCCTGTTGGAACAATTATTATTCGATATGTACAACTAACAAACCCTAGCAGTTCTGATCAAGTTTATCTAGAACAAGTAGATAGCTCTTTTATGGCTGAGTTTTTTGCTGATCCAGATAATTCAAATGATTATGCACAACCAAAATATTATGCTCAATGGGATTCTGATAACTGGGTCGTAGCCCCTACACCAGATCAAGCCTATGCTTTAACTATGGCCTATATTAAAAAACCCGACAGTATTACAACCTCAGATTCAACAACAACTTACCTATCAACATATGTATATGATTTACTATTATATGCTTGTCTTTCAGAAGCCTTTAAATACTTGAAAGGACCAACTAATATGTTAGATTTGTATGAACGTTCATATCAAGAAGCTGTTCAGACATTTGCTGTTGAACAACAAGGACGCAGACGTAGAGACGAATACACCAGTGGAGCTATTAGAACTTTAATTGATGCCCCACTACCAAAGTACAAATAAGGAGTAAAAAATGGCAAACATAATACCTGATTCTTTTAAAGAAGAAATTTTAAAAGGAACACATAATTTTGCATCTAGTGGAGGCGACAGCTTCAAACTAGCCTTGTACACCGATATCTCAGGTCTTTCAACATCAACTACCGCTTTTACTGCAACTAATGAAGTGAGCACTTCTGGAACAAATTATACTTCTGGTGGTAATGCTCTAACAAATAGTGGAGTAGCAGTGGCAAGTAATACTGCTTTTATTGATTTTGCGGATTTAACTTTTTCTTCTGTTACACTAAGTGCAGTGGGAGCGATGATCTACAACGATGATAACAGTGATAAGATTTGTTTGATTTTAGATTTCGGTGGAACAAAGACAGCAACAAACGGAGACTTTATTATTCAGTTTCCAGCTGCTGGTGCATCAACAGCTATCTTTAGAATAGCGTAGGAGAATAAATGGCACTTATTGTTAATGATAGAGTAAAAGAAACTACAACCACAACCGGCACAGGAACAATTACATTAGGTGGTGCGTCTACTGGTTTTGAAACTTTTGCAGCAGGGATAGGTAATTCTAATACAACTTATTATTGTATTACACTTCCAGGAAGCGCAGAGTTTGAAGTTGGTTTAGGTACCCTTAGTGGTGATTCTTCTACTTTAGCGAGAACAACAGTAATTAGTAGTTCTAACAGTGATAGTGCTGTTAATTTTTCTTCAGGTACTAAAGATGTTTTTTGTACATTACCTGCAAGTAAAGCAATTATTAAAGACGCTAATGGTGCTCTTGCGAGTACCACAATGTCAGGCGCTCTTGATCTTAATGGTAATGAATTAGTTTTAGATGTTGACGGTGACACAAGTATTACAGCGGACACCGATGATCAAATAGATATTAAAATAGCCAACGTTGATGTTGCTAATTTAACAACAGCGAACAGCGGTGACTTAGTTATCAAGACAGCAGTTTCAGATAAAGATTTTTCTATTAAAGGTAATGACGGTGGATCTGAAATTACAGCATTATCTTTAGACATGTCAGCAGCGGGAGCTGCAACATTCAACGATGATGTAGTTGTAGGCTCTAAATTAAAAATGCCTACGAATACAGCAAATAAAATTTTAGTAGCAGACGGCACAAGTTTTGAAGAAGTTGATTTATCTGGAGACGCTACAATAGCTTCTGGTGGTGCAATAACTTTAGCAAACTCTGGTGTGACTGCAGCTAGTTATACAGCAACAAATTTAACAGTAGACGCAAAAGGACGAATTACGTCAGCTTCTAATGGAGCTGCAGGTGCTTCTGCGGGCTTCGTGATTGCAATGGCCGTGGCGCTGTGATATAAAATGAATAAAAGGAGATAAATAAGTGGCCCAAGATTTCGAGAGAGCTGTAGCAGCAGATGGTTCCGGAGACGTAGCTATCGGTACAACTGCTAGAACAATAATTACATCTAATTCTGATGATGCAATTATTGGTATTAGGTTATCAAATATAACAACAGCTACAATTAAAGCAGATGTATATATTACTAGCACTGCTAGTGGTGGTTCCGCAGATTCTTATATTGTTAAGAATGCTCCTATTGCAAGTGGTGGTTCATTAGAGCTTATCGATGGTGGTGCGAAAATTGTACTTTTATCGGGCGACGTTCTGAAAGCAAAATCAGACACTGCAAATAGTTTAAATGTATGGGTATCTTATATAGATAGCATTAGCACCTAGGAGGTATTATGGGATATTTAGGTAATCCAATCACACAAGATTTCACCTCTTCAACTTCAGTACAAACTTTAACAGGGGATGGATCTGTTTCTTATGCACTTTCAGCGGCAGCGGCCGTGCCAGAAGATATTGCGGTCCTACGAAATGGAGTACGTCAGAAACCAACAACCGACTATTCAGTCAACGGTGCACAAATTACATTCACGACAGCCTTAGCGTCATCTGATACTTGTTTTATAATTTTTTTAAATAGTGTTGTTGGTACAAATGTACCAGGAACTGATTCAATAACAGCTCCTATGATGACATCTTTTAATGGTGTTTATGAAAACTTACAAACAATTTCATCAACTGTAGCAGTAGCTGCAAGCGATAACGCATTCTTAGCAGGTCCTGTTACTTTTACAGGTACCGTCACAGTGGAGGGTAATCTTACAGTCGTATGAGCACTCTTGAAGTAAATAAATTAGCACCTCTTGCTGATAATGGCACAGTTACCTTAGGTGATAGTGGTGATACAATAACTATTCCTAGTGGTGTAACCATTACCAACAATGGAACACAAACAGGATTTGGTGGGAGTAATACTCCAGCTTTTCATGCTTATAGAAGTGATAGTCAATCAGTTAGTGATAGCACTTGGACTAAAATGCAAGTAAATGTGGAATTGTATGATAGTGACGGAATGTATGACAATTCGACAAATTATAGATTCACACCTACTACTGCTGGTAAATATTTTATTTATGGCTCTACAAGAAGCACCGTTTCTTTAGTTGCTCACTATACAGCCATTAGAAAAAATGGCAGTGAGGTAGTAGTATCTCATGGAGATGGAAGTGTTGGTTCTACTTTTAATTGTCAAAGCACCATTGATTTTAATGGTAGTAGTGACTATGTAGAACTTTTTGTATATTACCAAGGAGCATCTAATTCAAATCAAGGTCTTTCAGCAACTTTTTTTGGAGGCTATAAGATAATAGGAGCATAATGGGAACAATATTCGTAGATAACCTCGAACCGCAATCCGGGACTAGCTTAACACTAGGAGCGAGTGGTGATTCTATTAAAGCATCAACTGGAGCAGTTTGGACAGGAACAGTTGCAGAATCTTCTTCAAGTTCAATAGTAGAAAATGGAAGTAACTCCAACGGTAAATTTACAAAATTTGCTGATGGCACAATGATTTGTTTAATGGATGAAACATTAACAACACCAGCAGTAACAACTGATATCGGAAATGGTGGTCAAGTACGAAGTAACAATTACACTCAATCACTACCAGCAAATTTTACGGATACAAGTTATCAAGTTTCTTTTTCTGTCGGTAGACTTTTTATGGCAGGTTTATCAAGTAATAGTGAGCCTAGTTCAGTTAGTCAAATTGGATGGCATTTAAGAGCATGGTCTAGTGCGACTGGTGATGAAAATGTAAAAGTTTCTATTATGGCAATAGGTAGGTGGTATTAATATGAAAATTAAATTAAACCCAATGGTTGTTAGTAATTCAAAACAAGCACCTGTAATTTCTTTATCAGGACTGATCTTAACAATAGATGGACAAAAAATTGATTTATCAACTATCCCTGTTGGTGGTCAAGCTGAGTCAGACACAGATTTGTTACAAGGTATTGTTACTAGAGATGAAGTTACAGTAAACTATTTATATTCAACTGATATTTATGAGAGTAATCAATCAACTAAACAACAAGATTATGAATTTGATATAACTGAGGGTACAATAGCATGTCCTTTAAAAAGGAGAAGTGCTTAACATGTTTAAAAATATTAAAACAGCAGATCAAGTGACAACAGAAAAGTTTGAAGAAGCAATGCAAAATTTGAGAGCTAAAAGAAATATGTTATTAATGGAAACAGATTTTTATGCGTTATCAGATGTAACTATGAGCACAGAAATGTCTACCTATAGAACAAAATTAAGAAATATTACTAACGGATTAACTACAGTTGACCAAGTCAATGCTGTAACATTCCCAACGAAACCGGGAGCATAAATGTCAAAGATACTCGTAGATACAATAGACACTAGAAGCGGAACTTCTACCTTGACACTCGGTTCCACGAATGCCGGTACGATTGCCTTGGGCAGTGGTGATGTGCAGAGTAATTTTATGTATCCAGCTTTTCATGCTTATCCTAGTAGCACTATTACAATGTCAAATGCGACTAATACTGTAATGCCTTATAATACTGAACTTTACGATACAGACTCAGCTTATGATACAAGTAACTATCGTTTTACAGTTCCCAGTGGTAAAGCTGGAAAATATTTTTTTCATGGCATGGCTATAGATAATTACACAAGTTCTGCCGCTGTAGCAGTTCACTTACTTCTTTTTAAAAATGGATCAAAAGAATATTACAACGAACAAAATGGAAGAACCAGTAATTTATATGGAACAATTCAAATATCAGCTACAATGAATTTAGCAGTTGGAGATTATGTTCAACTCTTTGGTTATTTAGAAGGCGGTAGTGGTGTTTCATTTCGTGCTGGTGATGAAAGAAGTTCTTTTATTGGATATAGGATAGGATCATAATGAGCACGATCAAAGTATCAACAATCTCGCCTTTGGGCACTGACGCTACGAAGACTATTACGCTTGGTGCTAGTGGAGATACTATAAGTTTAGGATCAGGCACAACAAGCACGTTTGGTAAAATTGGTCAAGTGATCACAGCATCTACAACAACTCAAACACAAACCACATCTTCATCCTTTACCGATAGCACGATTACAGCAAACATAACTCCTCAAGCAACAAGTTCAAAAGTTCTTATTTTAATACAATACGTTCATCAACTTTTTGGTAATAGTTCTACATCAGACGTAGACGGAGAATATAAATTAATAAGAACATTAAGTTCAACAGACACGGCTTTAATTACATCAAGTAATAATCCAAGATTTTCTGGTTTTAGTTCTAATTCAGGTTTTTATATTCTCAGTGTTCCAATTCATTTTGAAGATTCACCTAACACGATAAATCAATGTACTTACAAGTTACAAATAGCTGCGGCTAGTGGCAGACACTCAGCGCAACAAGACAGTCAAAGAAGTCAAATCACATTAATGGAGATATTAGACTAATGGCAGTAACAACGATACCGACAGCGGGGATAGCGGACACAGCAGT